CAGGCAAGTCTTAATTACTATGGGGCAGCTAAGGGTATTGTTGTGACAAATAGCGAATTTACTCCTAATGCAATAAAATTAGCGAATATAAACAATGTTGAATTGGTCGATCGAAATGGATAGGCTACAATAAACTAGACAGATTTTTTAAGGGCATGTAAAATAAAAGCAAATGAAAAGAGGATAAATCATGTCCAATGAAAATCGAACCAAGGCACGGCGGACATTCACGCCGGAATTAAAGCAACAAATTGTACAGCTCTATCATAGTGGAAAACGAAAATGTGATATCATACGCGAATATGATATTGCATCCTCATTACTTGATCGGTGGATTCAGCAAGAAGAATCTACCGGCTCTTTCAAAGAGAAGGATAACCGTACTCCTGAACAGCAAGAGTTGATCGAACTTCGCAAAAGGAACAAGCAGCTTGAAATGGAGAATGACATTTTAAAACAAGCAGCGCTGATCATGGGACGAGGGTTGATGTGATTCGCAACAACGTTCACAAATACTCTGTATCAGCAATGTGTAAAGTCCTTCAGATTTCAAGATGTACCTACTACTATGAAGCCAAGTCAAAGCCGAATGAATCCGCACTCTCCGCTGCTATCAGGGATATATTTTTGGCAAGCCGAAATAACTACGGCACACGAAAAATCAAAGTAGAACTCAGAAAAGAAGGCTTTCAAATTTCACGCCGACGTATCTCACGGATTATGAGGCAGGAAAGCTTGGTGTCGAATTATACGACAGCCCAGTTTAAGCCACATGTGGACAAGTGTAATGAATCTAAAGTGGCTAATCTGGTAAACCGGGAATTTGATAACCGTCCTCATCTTAATGTCGTGGTAAGTGACTTGACTTATGTCAGGGTGGGCATGAACTGGAACTATATTTGTGTTCTTGTAGACCTGTTTAATCGAGAAATCATCGGTTACAGTTCAGGACGCCACAAAACCGCCAGATTAGTTACGCAGGCTTTTTCGACGGTGAAAACAAGTCTGACAAATATTGAAATATTTCACACAGATAGAGGGAACGAATTCAAAAATCAGCTGATTGATGATGCCTTACAAGCATTTGGAATCCAGCGATCTCTCAGTATGAAAGGCTGTCCTTATGACAATGCCGTCGCTGAGGCGACCTTTAAAATTATCAAAACGGAATTCGTTCACGGACAAACCTTTGAAAGCCTGGCAAGTTTAAAGCTCCAACTGGCTGACTATGTTAACTGGTTCAACAACCATAGAATTCATTCATCTTTGGGGTATCTGACTCCCTGCCAATTCAAGTCGAATAACCTTAAAAAAGTTGTTTAGTTTTCTGTTGACAATCCAAAATATGTTAAGAAATATGATAGCAAGAGTAGAAAATGGTTAATGTAAAGCCTACTGAAGATAGTTTAACTCTTGTCATCTCCACCAAACATTGACCGTAGCATTGATACAATGCTACGGTCAATTCCTTTATTATTCGTATCAAGAAAGCCTGCAATACAAGGGATTTGCTCAAAAGGGGTATGCAAAATCCTTTGTATCGCAGGCTTTTTCTGCGTTAAGGAGGTTTTCCAGCACTCTCGGCTCAAGACGCAATTTGAATACCCTAAGAGGAAAAATATAATAGTTCTATGAAAAATAACGGAGTACAAGGAAAAATTAAAAGGTTCAATTCGCTCTGCCCAAACACTTCAATTAAATCATTCTAAAAAAGAGTTCATTTTTGGGAACTGTTGCTCAAAGTGCTTTTTGAAGTATGACAGAAAACCAAAAAAGGACGTTCCCCAGACCATAAAAAAAGAAGAATGGGATAATAGTACTAAACGCCAATTTCAGCCATTAGAACATCCTGTGTGTACTATCAAGAGTTATAATTCTTTGGAATTGTGAAGCAATATAATTTGCAAAATCGTGATTTGAGATTACGCTATATACTCCGTATTCGCAATGGACCCCCGAATAAGAATACCCAGGAATGTTATCGAAATCAGGTATATTTACATTTGGCAGATAAATAAATTGAGTAGGAGTAAAGTTGCAAGTTGTTATAATAACATTGTCGTCTACAATAATAAACTTGCTATGAATGCTTTCGTTAACATAGTACTGACAATTGACAGCTTTTGCAGCAGATGTAAAGTTAATAAAGGACTGTTTATTCTCCGGTGCTCGGCAGCCATGACTACCTCTTGAATCAACATAAGTTTGAGATAATAGTTGAGTCTGTATACCGGATTTTGCCTTTTTAAGTACCTCGTTTAAAAAGCCGTCTTTTCGGATAACCCCTTCTGGTGCATTCAGTGCCGTGTAGGTTTCTTGGTATGAATAGTTGAATGCACAAACATGCTGTGCGCAAACAATTATCCTGTTCTTGGCGTTTCCTATGATTGTTTCAATATTTTTCTCGAATTGAGAGGCAGAGTCCCTATAGAAAGGTGCAATGTACATCAGGCGAGATTTCGGAGGAATATTGCGCTGTATAGTTTGATAGTGAGAATAATCTGCCGTTTCATCAAAATCCTTAATAGAAATCGAATTATCTTTTAATCCCTCGTAAAAGTCAAATACAGACACCACTTCATCATCACTAAGAGACATAATAGATGCTATTTCTATTTTTTGAGCATCGCGAACAGCTAAATTGGATGAAGTTAATCCGGCGAAAGTTGTTCCGTCTTTGCAACTTAAAAGGAATGTCTTACAATGTAAACTATAAGGCAAATTGCCTCTGGAAAATGCTTTAACTCTCTTACTTCTAAGATACATATGAGGAACGATTCTTAATTCAAAATTCGTATTATGGCTTGCAAGAATATCTTTGTAAAGCGGTTCTGCAAAATCAAGCTTTGTCATGCTACCCATACTCTCGTTATTGATGTGTTTGACGATTGATATTGGTCTATCATTGTCATACCCCTCCAAGGGGATTGAATAAACAATTGTTTTACATCCACTTGCAGCAAGCTCCAGTAGGGTGTTGTATAATTCGAGGTTATTGAAAAGATATAGTGCAATATAAATGAATTCTGCCTTCCCTGTAAACGATCTGAGCCAATTGCAATAATTGACAAGAAACCCGGGACTACAACCAAGGTCGTTGTAAACCCACGGGTTACCAATTTCAAAATTTGCCCATACTTTTTTCATAATATAGCCTCTTTATCCCTAAATTAGTAATTCCTATTTTTCAGTATGTAAAACAGAAACCAATGAACAATTTTTATGTTTATCTGCACTACAACCACGCTTTTCCAAGCTGTAAAACGCATCTATTTTCCTTGAAGACCTTTACAAGACGCTTTATTTATGCTATAATAACGCTATAAATGGGGAGGGGGTTTTGGCGTGGACTTAAGCGAAGCAGTAAAGGGTATAAGGCAAAAATGCCTCTTAAATCAAACAGAGTTTGCCCAGGCGTTAGAGGTTTCATTTTCAACAGTTAATCGATGGGAAAATGATAAAGCAATTCCTAACTACCAGGCTTTGAAAAAAATTAAAGATTTCTGCGACAAAAATAGCCTACCTTTTGATATTGATGAAAAGGTATGGGAGGATAAAAATGAACGTAATTAGCTTGTTTAGTGGATGCGGTGGTTTGGACTTGGGGTTTGAAAGAGCTGGTTTTGATATTCCCGTTGCAAACGAATTTGATAAGAATATATGGGAGACATTTGAAGCTAATCACCCTAAAACCAAGCTCATTCGTGGTGACATACGGAATATACAAGAGGATGATTTCCCCGATGAAGTAGATGGGATTATTGGGGGACCTCCTTGTCAATCTTGGTCTGAAGCTGGATCACTTCGCGGAATTGAAGATGATCGAGGAAAGTTATTTTATGACTACATAAGGATTCTTAAAACAAAGCACCCCAAATTTTTCCTGGCTGAAAATGTGAGCGGTATGTTGGCGAATAGGCACTCTGATGCTGTAAAAAATATCATTTCCATGTTTGAAGAGTGTGGTTATGATGTTTCGGTTACACTGGTAAATGCAAAAGACTATGGTGTTGCACAAGAGCGCAAGAGGGTGTTCTATATTGGCTTTAGGAAAGACCTCGGAATTAAATTTGTGTTTCCGAAAGGCTCTACTCAAGATGATGACATAAAGCTCACCTTGCGGGATATTATTTGGGACTTGCAAGATACTGCTGTTCCGGCAGGAGATAAAAACCACCACAACCCAGACGCGATTAATAATAATGAATATTTTACAGGAGCGTTTTCCACTATTTTCATGAGCCGAAATCGCGTCAAAGGCTGGGACGAACAAGCGTTTACTGTGCAAGCCTCGGGACGTCAATGCCAGTTGCATCCACAAGCACCAAAAATGGATAAGTATGGGAAGAATGACTGCAGGTTTGTTGAAGGTCAGGAGGACTTATATCGAAGGATGACTGTCCGAGAAGTTGCAAGAGTACAAGGATTCCCTGATGACTTTGTGTTTATATATGACACCGTGGATACTGGGTATAAAATGATTGGTAACGCCGTGCCAGTTAATCTCGCATACGAAATTGCTACTGCAATTAGGCAAGCATTAGAAGCGTAATAAGAACGGAGAGGCTTAACCCGCCTCTCTGTTTTTTATTCAAGGATAATCCTCGGGTCTGCTACATTGTTATGATTCAGATCATCGGTTGTTTCGATATTCAATTCTCGCATTGCGGAGTGCAAATGATTATACACCGCATCTCCACCCTGGAGTAATGGCGTATCATATCGAAGCATATAATCGAGTCTCCCATTTCTGGCAAACCAGTCGACATAGACGGCAAGCGGTCTGTTGCCATCATATTTCCGAGCAAAAGTACGATAGTTCAGCGCCTTACATGCAAAATACACTCGAGGATTAAGGTCGACATACTCTTCTACAGTGATAAGGGCATCAATAGCTTCCTGTGCGTTTCGAACAGGTCGGTCCTCAAATAATATGAAATTTGAAATGCCACTATCCTCGATGGTTTCTCCATCCACAGTAGCATTTCGTTTGTCGCCTACGAGATTAGTGCCAGAATATACATCAATAACCTGGTCTCGTGTCAAATGCATATCACCACTTAATTGGCCGCTCTCAACATTAAGTAGTTCGAACTTCCAACCGAGCGTGATTGCTCCAGCTTCGGTACGCCCATAACCAGATTTGTAAATTAGCATCCGAGATGCGAATTCTCTGCTTAGATTGTTTGTTGCAGTAGCAATAATATTTTCCCAATCTTCACCAAAAAGCTGTTCTGCTCTTTCTGCATTAGTTTTATTCTCAAGGAAATCGGCGTTACTTTGCTTAAAGGAAATTTTAAATTCTTTAATTCTGTGTCGGTCACTTCTTGCACCGATAAAAATATCAGTTTTCGGCTCTCCTTTTCTACAAGTGGGTTTACCGGATTTAATGACAGTATATTCGTCACGCCCGTAATAAAAACGTGTTCCAACCTGAAACATATTCAATGTATTATGTTCTGAAACCCCAAATAGCTTTGCCATGTTTACCTCCTAAAATTATATGTTATAGAGAAACAGCCCAACAAAACTGTGCATTTGTCAGGGTACACCTATTTTATTTTTTGTGCATACCGTACTCTTGAGTTAATCTTTCTTGGTTTCCATGATGTCGTTAAGGTTGCAGTCCAATGCCTCGCAGATTTTCAGCAAGATATCGGTGGTTATGTTTTCTCCTTTACCGAGCTTTGCTATAGAGGCGGAGCTGATGCCAGCCGACTCTTGCAAATCTCTTTTCTGCATTTCCTTGTCGATAAGCATTTTCCATAGTTTGTTATAGCTGATTCGTACCATATTGCTCTCCTTGTTGTGTAATGCTACTTGTGTCCATCATCATGTCGTAGTGTTGTTTTTGGCTCATAGCGTCAAATATCATTTCAAAAATACTTCTGCATTCGGCGGCATTGAGGCATTCTTCGACATAATCCATGCCATCGTTCATTCCGATGGAGCTTGCGTTTATATAGGCGAGCATCGCAGATGCAAGTTGAAACTTTTCTTCATCGTAGTTCCCGTTTTCGTCTTTATAACGGCCTTTGGCTTTACCCTCCACCAGAATTACCTTGCGGAGAGTGGCTCCCTCGTATCCACAGAGCTGCAGAAAATAATACTCCAGGATTCTGCGGATAACATTCATCAGCGGAACGGTCGACTTCACTTCTTTATACTCATCCCACAGCGCGGCATAGGAGTTTTTCACGGGGTTTACATTCATCCGCTCGGTCGGTATCTTGGGATTAACATCGTCCGAAAGTTTGATAGATGACTTCGAGTCCAGCTTGCGAATCAAATAGAATGACACATACTCATACTTTGGAACATAGCTGTAGGTAACCTCCCTATGAAAATAAGCGTTGTGCGTGAGGATGAAAATCTGCTTGATAAAGTTACCCTCGACCGTCCTGTTGCGGTTGTCCGCGTTATTTCGGCAGATTTCAATCATCTGCCGCACAAGCGTACTCACAATGAAAAGGCAGCCACTGTCCATACTGGAAACCGGGTCATCTATAACAACGATTTTATCCCTCGCCTCACCGTCCTCGGAATTGCTGCCGTACACGAGGTGGTAAAAGTAGAGGAACGCTATGAAGTTCTTCTCGCCTTCACTCAAATTCTCGGCAATAGAGCCATCCGGGCGGCGTACTTCATAAACATGGTCTACGCCGGGTTTTGGCTCCATGCTGAAGCCCTGCATCCCGGAATCGCGCAGCATGAGGTTGATACTGTCTTTGGCGGTTTCCGTTTCTACGGTATCGCTTCGTGCCGCTTTGAGCTCTTTGCTTATTTGTTCGAGCGTAGCTGTATGACCTTGGATTTCTTTCTCCAGTCCACCAATCTCTTCGCCTAAATCGGCATCACTCTTTTTGTAAGCCGCGATGACATCTTTCAGCCGAAACGCCAGCAAAGAGAACGCCATATCGGTGCATTCAGCCCTTTTCTTTGGCCCGGCATCAACAACGGTATTGTTGGTGTCGATTAGGGCGTTGAAACTGGAAATAATCTCTTTTACCTCGGCAAGGATGGGGGCGGTATCTGTCAGAGCTATGGCCTTTGCCGGCTCCTCTTGTTTTCCACGAATCGCCTCAATGTTCGCTTGTATTGCCGCTTTCAAAACAGCAAGTTTATCGGTGAGTGGTTTTACATCCACCTTGGGATGGACTTCGTTCGGGAAGGTTTCCAGTGGCACAAACAAGTCGTTTGCCGTTTTTCTGTAAAGAGCAAGAAATTCTTCCAAGCGCATGATGTTTTTCTGATATCTGTCATCGAAGCTGTCGATTACAATCTGCTCAAAATCGTCATCGAGTTTTCTTTTGCAATAGGGGCAACGACCATCTGCGTGTTCGGTGTAGGCATCATGCCCCTGACGCATCCATTGTGTCGCTCCAATATCGCGTAGGAATCCGGCGAGTTCTGTTGTGGCGCTGTTAACAATAACAGTTGACAGAATATCGACCCCATCAAGTGCATCCAGCACAGTAGTATCTTCAACAGACACAAAGCGGTCATATCGCTTTGCAGTGTCGGCATAAGCGGAATCATATAGACGCCGAAGTTCCTCTATATCCGTATCTTTGGGTGCGTGACGAATTACTTCTTCCGTAAAAGGCTTGGATTTTCCCTTACCTTCCTGCGTTTTCTCAAATTCTGTGCGAAACGATTCTTCTCGATCCCAGCAATCTTTATAGAAATCCTTTTGCAGTTTTGTCCGGGCTGCCACTTTTTTGTCTCGAAGTTCTGTAGCGGCAGTTTTTGCCTTGCGTACTTCACCACGAGCGGTAGTCTTCTCGTCAATCAGTTTTTGCGCAGCATCGTTTTTGGCGTTAAGCGTGAAAACGCCGTGCATATTACGGTAGTTCCGAAAATTCTCGTCAATAAAAGCTTGATTGTAGACCAACGGCAAGTAATCAGAAAAGGTTCTTCCTGGTGCATATGTGACGCCGGTACCGCTTTGAATGGCCTTCGCCACGGTGGATTTTCCTGTGCCGTTGTTGCCGAAGAAGAAATTCACATAGGTCAACTCGGGGATAGAGGTGTTAGTGCCTTTATAGCTTGCGTCTGACAAATCGATGCGGATAATCTCTGATGAAATTTTGCTCATAAAGGCACCTCCTTACATAGGTCTTGGAATTCCGGGGATTCCGGCTTCATCCAGAGCCTCGAATACATTAACTTTATGAACCGACCACGCACTGTAGTTCAGGTCGGTAATAGCGCAGTCCATGTTAAGCCCAAAAAAGACCGCATTTTTCTTATCGCAAAGAATCTGTTGTTTAAACGGCGTTAGACCCTTAAAAACAACCTTTATGTTTCTCCCGACCTTCTGAACCCTACGTATATATCCGAACAATGCCCACTGAGCGGGGTTAGCTTTCCCTTTAAGTTCGGTGTTTTCCTGGCAGATGATTGCCGGAAATGTCTTCAGCTCCTCGATGCCCGTTTCCGTTAGGGATGAGCATCGTTCAAAAATTTCTGATGGGACAATACCTTTTGTCAGCGCCCGGTTCTCAGTAATTGTAATAATGTCATCTGCAAAGACATTCTCTTCGCAGGTTACAAGCAGTTGATAGTACTCACTACTGAAGGAATGCACTGCGATTACATCTTCGGCATTGGCCCCGTTGTTCTTCGGATAATAGTTGCTGATAACATTGACCGTTCCACCGGGCTGATTTGTAATACTGACATTCTTTTCTCCAGTTTGCTGAACGGTCGGCTCCGTAAGGGACGCCACATCTCTTACCGCTATTTCTTTGTCCATAGGCGCCTCCTCATAATTCTATATTGACAGTGCCGTTATTCGTCAGATTAATGTTCTTCTCTCCGTTTTGAACAACATTCGTCTGGTGCTGAATAACGGTTATTTTTTTATCCTCTTTGGCGGCACCTGATGGCTCATTGTCATCCACGACCTCCGCCTCTATTGTTTCTTCATCTTCCGTAGTGCTGTCTTCCGGGATAGGAAACAGCTTTCTATATAAAGCCGCCAACTCTTTTCGTAGCCTTATTGTTTGGGGGCGCAATACTTCACGGAGTTGGTTTCCTTCTTCAAGAGATTCATTACGGAACCAAAGGACACATCTGTCGGGGATTACCCTTAAAAACTTGTCTGAAAGGTAATAAGTGTACTCATCTAATACCTTGAGGGTGTCAATCGCAAGACCTCGTAATTCGGTGTTCTTTATTTTCCGCAAATCAAACTGCCAGGTTCTATCTATGGCGGCAATCTCATCAGCGAGAGTAATGGAAGTGGACTCGCCGGACGGATCGTGTTCAATTATGTATCGGAGTACATCATCACTGTCAGATTTGAACTTTTCCAACAGTCGTTTGTCGTCATCCAGCAACTGGTTAACAGCAGAACTCCAGGCATCTGTCAGCGCAGCTCCGCTTTTTAGGATTCTATCGTTGAGGCTGCCGCTGGTGGCAGTAGATTTATTGGCGCCCTTCGGGGTGCCTTTTTTCTTTGTTGTTGCGGCATCAGTAATTATGACCACGAACAAGTTCGCAAGCTCTTCTCCGGCGTTGTGTAGATTGATATCCGGCAAGAACTGACGGAAAGCGACGCACAGATTTTGTACGGCGGCATCTGAAAATTGCTCAATGTAGCAGATAAACTCTTCCGGCTCAATGTAAGCAGTGATGTCTTTGGCTAACTTCGTTATTTTCGTATTCCCGTTAAAGTATGCCTTATATGTTTCGGGTTCACGCTCATCAAGGGCAGCCGTACCTTCATCTGTAACGATTGCTTCAAATATAGATTTCGCAAACGCATGAGTACTGCTCTTACCACCGATTAGTGGGTGCAGTAGATTCGCAAATTCAGAAAACTCCATTTTACTCCTCCTACCCAAGCCTACCGAAGGCTACCCAACGCTACCGGGTTCTACCGAACTGATTTTCTATAATGAATACAGAAGTCGACGAGAAAAACATCGACTTCCGAAAAGAGGACAAGCTCATACCGATTTAACTTTATATTCTATCACACTTTTATGAAAAAAACTACCCATTTTGTACGTTTCATATTTGTGTTCGCAGAATAATTCTTGCCTAAATGAATTTGTCCTTCTCGATTCAGTGTCCGTAGGAGCCGCGGATTATACGGCTCTGACAATATATCACATCGTCGAGTGGCCATGAGACGGTGGGGGTTACATAGAGGTTCCCGGAACGGTGATAACGACCGCTCTCGGAGCTCCGATGTGCCATCACTTTAGTTTCGTGCGCCCATTTTCGGCGAAACGGGGTCTGTGTTCATCGGATGCAGACCCTCTTTTTGTTCCCTCCACCGCCCACCCTCGGCGGCATCACAGGAGGAAACACCATGAAAAACTATCAACAGTTCCACTACCGCCACTACTACCGTATGCGCCCCAGCGGCGAGACGGTCGAATGCACCCGACAGGAGTGCTTCGCCCCAACAGAAACACCCACAGCGGACAACCCCTTCGTTCAACGCTGGTACTACAGCCCCGACCGAGAGATGGCGATACGCCTCCCCAGAAACACAATGGGTGACGATACCCACAAGGCGAACGCCGCCGACCTTAAGAGTCAGGAACGTGCACAGGAGAAACCAAACATTTGCATCGGCCAGACTTTAGCAGCAACCTGCTCAGTAACCTGTGAAACCTGCCCCAACTGCAAATACTGCGAGTCACCACACCGTGCCACCAACGGCATCAGCTGCAAGTGCAAGTGTGATTACTGTTCCGTATATATGCGCCGCACCCTTGATCTGGACAAGCCTCTTGGCTTCAACGATGACGGCACAGAAGTCTTGTTCGAACTTGAGGACAAATGCTTCGATATCGAGGCTACATACATCGCAGAAGAGCAGTCCTCAGCTATCCTCGTCGCCATTGACTCCCTTACCTCGGAAGAGCGGTATCTGTGGGACGAGCTTCTCAGTGAGAAAACCAAGGCAAGGATTGCCGAAGAGTGCGGCTTAAGCGAGGGCGCTATCCGAAAGCGCGTGAAGAAGCTCGCACGGACGCTCCGTGAAAATCCTGCTCTCAAAAACTATTTCGAATAATTTCTGCGTTTCGGTACGGTTTCCCTCTCTACCTGTCCTGTACGAGGTGGAGAGGGACAAACCTCTCACAAAAAAGAAACGGAGGTAAACCGAATGAAAATCACAGAAATTGGGAGCGAACTGGTCAACATCGCGGAAACCTTGGCGCGTGTAATCGCAGAACTCACCTCGCTGGCTGGCAGCGTGACGAAGCTGAGTACGGCGCTCAGGGCAGATGAGGTTGGCAGTCCCGCTCCCAAAGCACCTCAGAAGAAGGCCCCGGAGCTTGCCGAAGTCCGCGCTCTGCTGGCGGAGGTATCCCGCGGCGGAAAAACGGCGGAGGTAAAAAAGCTGCTTGAAAGCTATGGCTGTGAAAAGCTGTCCGAGGTCGAAACCGAGTTCTATGAAGAACTCATGACGGAAGCGAGGGCACTGTTATGAGTCACGCCCTCCTCTCTCCTTCGGCAAGCCACAGATGGATCGCCTGCCCGCCGTCGGCACGGCTCACGGAGTTCCTTGCGGACACCGAGTCGAGCTATGCGGCGGAAGGCACCCTCGCCCACAGCGTTGCGGAGGAGAAACTCAATCATCGGCTCGGACGAGCCGAAAACGCTCCGGCTTGCGATGACGCGGAAATGGATGAATACACATCCGATTATGCCGACTTCGTAATGGAGCAGACCGACGGTCTGAAAGACCCCATCGTGTATGTGGAGCAACGCGTTGACTGTTCCCGCTATGTCCCGGAGTGCTTCGGCACCTGCGACGCCCTTATCGTTTCGGACGGTGTACTGCACATTATTGACCTCAAAAGCGGGCGCGGCGTTAAGGTCGATGCCGAAGAGAACGACCAACTTCGCATCTACGCGCTCGGAGCCATGCAGATGTTCGACTCCCTTTATCGGTTTGATACCGTGCGGATGAGTATCTATCAGCCGAGGCTCGGAAATGTGCAGACCTGGGAGACAACCGCAGCCGAGCTTGTCAAATGGGCGGAAACCGTCCTCATCCCGGCGGCGAAACTCGCCTGGGACGGTAAGGGCGGATACAGCGCCGGAGATCATTGCCGGTTCTGTAAGGCGAAAGCCGAATGCAAAGCCAGAGCCGAAGCGAACATGGCGCTTGCCGTGTACGACTTCACCGACCCGGCACTGCTGCAGATATGCGAGATAGCCGATATCCTCGGCAAGGTCGATGAGCTGGTTTCCTGGGCGTCCGACGTCAAGGATTACGCTCTCGCGAAGGCGCTCTCCGGCACGAAGTTCGACGGCTGGAAAGTAGTCGCCGGCAGGAGCAACCGCAAGTACACCGATGAACAGGCTGCGGCGAAAGCGGTCACCGATGCCGGGTACGATCCCTATGAACACAAATTGCTCGGCATCACCGCAATGACGACGCTTCTCGGCAGGAAAAAGTTTGATGAACTCCTCGGCGGGCTGACCTGCAAGCCCGAAGGCAAGCCCGTGCTTGTTCCGGCATCGGACAAGCGTAACGAACTGAACACGGCGGCGGACGACTTCGCCGACCCTATTGAAAATTAAGGAGATTATTATCATGACAAATTCTGTTAACCCCACAAAAGTAGTAACCGGCCTCGCCCGGCTTTCTTACGCAAATATCTGGCAGGCCAAGTCCATCAACGGCGGCGCACCCAAGTTTTCCACCTCCGTTCTCATCCCCAAGTCCGATACCGTCACCGTCAGCAAGATCAAAGCCGCCATCCAGGCGGCCTATGAGGAAGGTCAGGGCAAGTTGAAAGGCAACGGCAAGACCGTGCCTCCGCTCTCTGCACTGAAGACACCTCTTAGAGACGGCGATGCCGAACGCCCGGACGATGAAGCCTACAAGGGCTGCTGGTTCGTGAACGCCAACAGCAACACCGCTCCCGGTGTTGTGGACATCCATTGCCAGCCCATCTTCGACACCTCGGAGATTTATTCCGGCGTGTATGCCCGTGTGTCACTCAGCTTTTATGCCTTTAACAGCAACGGCAACAAAGGCATCGCCTGCGGTCTTCAGAACATTCAGAAGATCAAGGACGGCGAATCCCTCGGCGGCAAGGCCAAGGCGGAGGACGATTTCAATGACGGCTACCAGACTGAAGCCGACGAAGACTTCCTCGGTTAAGGGAGGGCGTACATCATGACAGAAATCCAGTCTATGATGCTTGCCGTGTGCTTCGGCGCGGTGGTCGGAACCTTTATCGGCAACCTTGTCGGAATCATCAGGTTTGCCATTGACGAGCGCAGGGAGAAAAAGCGCAGAAAAAACGAAGATAAGCAGTAATCTGAACAGGCGGCGGAGGGAGACGGTCTTTCTCCGCCGCTTCTCTATGGAGGAAAAACACATGAATACCCTTGAGATAGATATTGAGACCTACAGCAGCGTGAATCTGCAAAAATGCGGCGTGTATAAGTACGCCGAGTCCCCAGATTTCCAGATCATCCTTTTTGGCTACAGCGTGGACGGCGGCGAAGTACAGGTGGTCGACCTGCTGCAGGGTGAAAGCATCCCGCAGGATGTCCTTGACGCGCTCACCGACGATGCCGTCCTCAAATGGGCGCACAACTGCAATTTTGAACGGGTGTGCCTGTCACGCCATCTGTCCGACCTTGGCGTCAGCCTCGACCCGTTTTATGACAATCACCCTCTGACAAAGGAGTGCGCCCGGTTTCTGAACCCGGCATCATGGCGCTGCTCCATGACCTGGGCGGCATATCTTGGACTCCCACTCTCCCTTGCCGGAGTCGGTGAAATACTCGGTCTTGAGAAGAAAAAGCTGACCGAAGGCAAGGAACTCATCAAATACTTCTGTCAACCCTGCGCTCCTACAAAGGCCAACGGCGGCAGAACGAGGAATCTGCCCTCGGACGCCCCGGATAAATGGGCGCTGTTCAAATCATACAATCTGCGCGATGTAGAAGTCGAGATGCAGATTCAGCAGAAGCTCACGAAATTCACGGTACCCGATTTCGTGTGGGATGAATACGCCCTTGACCAAACCATAAACGACAGAGGCATCGGCGTGGATATGCCTTTTGTAAACGCCTGCCTCGCGTTGGATAAGAAATCCGGGGAGCGGCTGACTGAATCCATGCGGCGGCTGACCGCACTTGAAAACCCCAACAGCGTGGCGCAGGTCAAAGGCTGGCTTGCGGATAACGGGATGGAAATAGACACCCTCGGCAAAAAGGAAGTGTCCGCAAGGCTGAAGACCGCTCCGGCGGAGCTTGTTCCCGTGCTGGAACTGCGGCAGCAGCTTGCGAAAAGTAGCGTGAAAAAGTATACGGCAATGGCAAACGCAGTCTGTACCGACAGCCGCGCCCACGGGATGTTTATGTTCTACGGTGCTTCACGCACTGGCCGGTTTGCAGGACGGTTGGTGCAGCTGCAAAATCTACCCCAGAACCATATCCCGGATTTGTCCGAGGCCCGGGCGCTTGCACGCTGCGGTGATTATGACGCTCTGGAAATGCTGTATGAGGATATCCCTGACACGCTCTCTCAGCTGATTCGCACTGCGTTCGTTCCGCAGCACGACAGAAAGTTCATCGTGGCGGATTTCTCGGCAATCGAGGCGAGAGTCATTTCGTGGTTTGCCGGAGAGAAATGGAAGTCGGCTGCTTTCGCCAAAGGCGAAGATATCTACTGCGCCACAGCCTCGCAGATGTTCCGCGTCCCCGTGGTAAAGCACGGCGTGAACGGCGAGCTCCGGCAGAAAGGCAAGGTCGCAGAATTGGCCTGCGGCTACGGCGGCTCCGTGGGTGCGCTCAAGGCTATGGGTGCTCTCGATATGGGACTGAAGGAACACGAACTTCAGCCCATCGTGGACTCATGGCGGATAGCCAACCCCAACATCGTCAAGTTCTGGTGGGCGGTCGACCGTGCGGCAAAGACTGCCATCAAGGGCAAGACCACCGCATCTGCATCCGGCGTCAGATTTTCCTATGAGAGCGGATTCCTCTTTATTACGCTCCCGTCCGGCAGACGGCTTGCCTATGTGAAGCCCCGCATCGGAGAGAACCGTTTCGGCGGTGAGTCCATCACCTATGAAGGCACCGGCGGCACGAAAAAGTGGGAGCGGCTTGAAACTTACGGTCCCAAGCTGGTGGAAAACATCGTTCAGGCAACGAGTCGGGACATCCTCTGCCATTCCATAAAAGCACTCCGCTGCTGTGACATCGTTGCCCATGTTCATGATGAAGTTATCATCGAAGCCGACCGAGCCATGTCCCTTGATGCGGTCTGCGAACAGATGGGCAGAGTGCCGCCCTGGGCTCCCGGTCTTGTCCTCCGCGCCGACGGCTATGAATGCGATTTCTATAAAAAAGACTGATAACGGTACGGTTTCCGTCCTTGCCTGTCCTGTACGAGGTGAGGACGGAATTTCCGTTTATCACGAAATTGCGGAGGAAGAGAACATGATTTATACCAGGAACAAGCTGAAGGACGGCACAGTCGTATGCAGTCCCGTTACCGCCGGAAACACCTATACGCGCTGTGCCGAATGCGGAAAGGAGATCCCAATCGACCTGCGGGAACTGATCTTCGCCAGAGCGGAAAACCCCTACGGGACGGACATCAACTGCGCGGAATGCACCGATAAAATGATGCGCATGAGCGATATCAGCTTTGATGCCGTTGCGCGGCTTGTGGACGCTTTGGACGATTTGGGTTACAGCCTCGTTATCGGAGAGCTGTTCGGTGACTTTGATATCGAGGATGTACGTGAACTCATCCCGGAGGAATGCGAGCTCTTCGTAGATGACCTGCTCGGCAAGGTTCTGGAGGTGCGGCATGACGGAGAATGAGCTGTGTCCTAACCAAAAACCCATCTCCGAGTTTCTTAAGGTGATAGACGACGCCAACATCATGCTGACATCGGGCGATGATAAAACAATCTGGCTTGAATCTGAGGAATACGGGTTATTCAGACCCGATTTTCTACAAGCGTTTATGAAACTTAAGAAAATGCAAGGAGGCACGGCTACATGAGTATAAACAAATTCAACAGCGAGGGCTACTACGACCCCACCGCTTATAAGGCAATGACCAATGTAGAAAAAGAAAAACGCGCATCGCAATCTTGCCGACCGCTCGTGTATATTTGCAGTCCATACTCCGGGAATGTCACGGCCAATGTGCAGGCGGCAAGAGAATACTGCCGCATTGCCGTGGAGAAAGGCTATATCCCCGTAGCGCCGCATCTGCTGTATCCGCAGTTCATGGACGATAACGACCCGGAAGAGCGCAGGCTCGGATTGGCTTTCGGCAACGCGCTCATGGACAGATGCAGCGAGGTGTGGGTATGCGGAGACAGTCTGAGTTCAGGCATGGAGTCGGAATTCGACCGTGCAAGTGTGAAAGGTATGACGATAAAGTTCGTCAGTGAGGAAGACAGGTGTAAACGATATGGAAAACCGCGACTTTTATAAGCTCTTCGGCTCGGAGACCATTTACACAACGCTGCCGGATAAAAAGCACTACCGTATCCCGGCGGATGAGGCTTATGACCGCGTCACGGAACTCGGCAAAAGCCAGAATGTGTATATCAGTCCCAACCCCAGAAGAGCCGATTTGCCGCCGCACCTCCGTGGCGAAGACGATGATGTGGACACGCTCATTGCGTTTGTTGCCGACGTCGACGTCCTCGGTCCCGCGCACAAGGAAACCAATCTGCCGCCGGACAAAGATGCCGCCATAGCATTTCTGCACGGAATAAAGATAAAACCCACGGGCTTTGTGGACTCCGGCTACGGCATCTACGGCTATTACCTCTTTGCCACTCCCGTGTCCTTCACGGATGACGAAGCCCGGGAACGGGCAAAGGGGCTGCTCCGGGGGTTCGGTAAGTTGCTGATGTCAGAGGCTTCAAAGCTCGGTTGGAAACTGGACAACGTGTATAACCTCTCTCATATGTTCCGCGCTCCCGGCAGTCTGAACCACAAGTTGGAAGAGCCAGCGCCTTGCAATGTGCTGACCTTTGACGGTCCACGGTACACGCTTGCCGATTTCAACGAATACTACGTAAAACCGGCATCTTTCGACAGAGAGCCATTTGAGGCAGACCCAGAAACCGTCGGCAGTGCGCAGCGGATTATGGAACGCTGCCTATTTGTGCAGAAGCTCACGAACGACCCAAACGGTGTGACCGAGCCGGAATGGAAAGCCATGTGTGACAACATTTCACTCGTCCCGGACGGCACGGAACTGTTTCACCAGTGGAGCGCCCTGTATGACGGTTACTCCGTCGAGGAAACGGAACGGAAGATTCAGCGGTCGCAGAAGGTCAAGCGCCCGGTCACCTGCCGGTATATCCAGGATACCCTCTGCTTTGACTGTCCCGTAGGCGGCTGCGGAGTAAAGGCCCCGGTAGTTCACGCGCTGCTGTCACCGCAAGAGCAACTTGATCTGCTTCTCAGTAAAAAGAAACTCGACGGCGACGAGGCGCTTGCAGACCGCACTCTGCATCTGGCGGCTTACGCCAAGCAGAATGCCCCGGCTCTGTACGCAAGGCTGAAACAGCTAATAAGAACATCCGGCGTAGGCGTCCGTGATTTTGAGAATGCAGTCAAGTATACGGCTAACAAGGCAGTCGAGCCGGAGTTCGACGTGGTACAGGGCGAAATCGTCCTTGACGGGATAGACCTGCACGGCGCTGTGGAACCGAAGGATTATCAAATCAGCATCGATGAAGGCATTATCTCCACCTCGTTCTTTAACGGCAATCCCGTCAAAGTCTGTCTCTGCCATCAGCCGGTGGTCATTACCTCCCGGCTTGAAAATATCGACAGTGGCTTGGAAATGATGGAGATCGCATTCATGAGAAACGGCAAGTGGAAAACGCTCCGCGCTCCCAGATCAAGCCTGTTTAACAAAACCTCTCTTGTAAAGTTTGCCGACAGCGGTCTGCTTGTTTCCTCCGATAACTCCGAGGGCATGGTGCGCTACTTCACCGATTATGAAACCGAGAACAGCGGCGTCATTCCCTTTATTCGCAGTGTGAGCCGTATCGGATGGATTGGGAAAGAGTTCTACCCCTATGTCACAGACGGCGAGATCATCTTTGACGGTGACGACGGTGATGAGATACTCCCGGCGCTAACGGCGCATGGTGATTTCGGTGTGTGGCTTGAAACAGCGAAAGCACTGAGGGGTTCGCCCGTGTCAAGAGCGATGCTGGCAGGCTCCTTTGTGTCTCCGATGCTGAGTCCGCTTCAAAACAGAATTATCAATCTCCACTTCTGGTATGCGTCCGGCAGCGGCAAGACCGCCATGCTGAAGTTTGCGCTTTCCATCTGGGGCGACCCGCTGAAGCTGATGGGCAACTTCAACTCCACGGCAGTCGGGTTGGAACGCAGAGCTGGAACGCTGAAGCATTTGCCGCTTGGTCTGGACGAACTGCAGGTGCTGAACGAAAAGAGGCTGTCCTCCTCCACCATTGTGTACTCTCTGGGTAATGGCTACGGCAAAACCAGAGGTGCAAAAAACGGCGGTCTGCAGGAAGTCCAAACCTGGCTCAACAGCATCATCAGTACCGGAGAACAGCCCATTACCAACGAAACCTCTATGGACGGGGTCAACACCCGTGTTCTGGAAGTTTACGGTCAGCCCATTGAGGACGTGGAGTACGGGCGGTACGTCCATCAGATCAGCGAGGACAACTACGGCTTTGCCGGGGAGAAGTTCATTCGCTTTCTCATTGAGAAGGTGCTGGTGGTAAAAGGCAAACTGAGCGGCGACTACAGCCGGCTTCGCAGTGAACTGAAAAGCTCCTTTGAAATGCTGGACATCGGCGACCCCGGCGCTCACCTCGACAACATCGCGGCACTTGCCCTTGCCGACCGATACTCCTCTGAGTCCATATTTGGCATGAGTGAAACGGACGCCATAGCGGAGGCGGTGGAACTCGGTATGACGCTGCTGCACAACTGCAAATCTCTGGAGAAGGAAGATTCCATTGACAGAGCATGGCATTTTGTCGAAGGCTGGATAGCCGAGAACAAGAGCCGTTTCGATACAGTGGTATCTCCGTGCTATGGAAAAACCGAAGCCCGTCATGTGTTCGTTATCGCGTCGGTGCTGCGACAGACTTTGGACGAAGCCGGGTTTGTCTATACCAAGTGTATCAAGGGATTTCGAGACAGGGACTACATCGAGGTTTTCTCAGATTCGGAGGGCGAGAACAACTGCCAGATTCAAAAGCGCATTCAGGGCGTCAACGTCCGCGCGATATGCCTTAAAATCGATGCCAAGACCGAGGCGGAAGAGTTCATGTAACGAGAATACCGCTTTCAACGCGCACATTTTGAACACAACCTTTTATATGTATGATTTTAAGTTTTGGGGATACGCGAATAAAAAGGGCCTATACGTAGTTAGTGTTTCCCTAAAAGATAGTTACTATCGTTACAAGAGTGGATCAGAACGGAGGAAAAAGGATGAGCGGATATTCGCAGAGATGCATCGCAAGACTGGATTCCATCGGTGCGCCCCGTGATGGATGGTTTTGCGAAGAAGTCATAACGATGCCGGACACCGACTTTACCTGTGAGCTCTGCGATTACGACCGTATCAAGTATGTTCACGTCATGGTTCACCCGCAGTGGCCGGACAAATTCCATGTCGGCTGTGTATGCGACGGCACGATGTCCAGTGATCTGCTTGCGGCAAAGGAACGCGATGATGAGGCAAAACGCAAAGAGGCACGGAGGCGGGCGTTCTTGAAAAAGCAGTGGGAGGAAACGTCATCCCTTGTGATGGAGCTATCCAAAACGCGTGGCAGGATAAAGGCGGTAAAGGACAGCTTTCGCGGTAAAGAGTATTACACGGTCAGTATTGACGGCGAACCATATCAGTGGTGGGAGAACCACCGCATAGAAACACTTGAGGCGGCGAAGACCTTAGCATTTGAGGTGATGGAATATGAGAGAAAAACTGATAGAGCAGAAACTGGTGCATAAGGTCAAAGCCGCCGGCGGCATCGCACCCAAGTTCGTATCTCCCGGCCTTGACGGAATGCCGGACAGACTGCTGCTCCTTCCGGGTGGCAGGATGGCATTCGTGGAAGTGAAAGCGCCGGGAGAAAAACCGAGGCCGTTACAGGTCGCAAGGCACAGATTACTTACCGAACTGGGCTTCAAAGTCTATGTGCTGGATGACCCTGAACAAATAACCAAAATATTGGAGGATATACAAAATGGATAATCAACTTATCAATCTCGGCCTGACCGAGCGTGATGGCAAAGCCGTCGTATCAAGCCTTGACATCACGTGGGTTTTTGAGAAAGAACATAAAAACGTACTCCGCGGCACCCGCTTTATTTTAGATGGTGACCCTGAATGGGGACGGCTCAATTTTGAGCATACCCACCGCACCGATCCGCAGAACCATCAGACTTATAGTGAATACCTCATGACTCGTGACGGCTTTACGCTACTGGTCATGGGCTACACCGGCGAAAAGGCAATGCAGTTTAAAAAAGCGTACATTGCGGCTTTTAACGAAATGGAGCGCAGGCTTGTTCCAAGAAACTACAAAGACGCGTTGATTGCTCTTGTGGCCGCCGAGGAAACGCGGGAAGCCCTTGAATCACAAAACAAGGTGCTGCAACTAGCTGCCGCCAAGTATGAAGGGCAGACGGACACGGCTGAGTTGTACAAAATCGGAGAGATTGCTGAAGACTTAGGAACGACCGCTGTCACGCTGAACCAGTTTCTCCAGGATTGCCGGGTGCAGTACAAACCGAACGGCTCTGACACTTGGCGCCTTTATACCAGCTACGTTGGAGCCAGCCTTGCTTTACCGCGCTATGTGAAGTTGAACAACGGCCACGAGGTGCTTATGCTGCTATGGACCCCGAAGGGGCGAGACTTCATCTTTGACCTTGCCGAACGTGAGATGCCCAGATGGTATGCCTAAGTTTTCTAAACTCGATGGGAGGTGATGCCTGATGAAGTTCATACCTCATGAGTACCAGAGCTATGCGGTTTCGTTTATCGAAACGCACAAAGCCGCTGCAGTTCTGCTTGATATGGGCTTGGGTTGAGCAAAACGAGTATAACCCTGACCGCCTTAAACGACCTGCTGTTTGACAGCTTTGAGGCCCACCGAATACTTGTGGTCGCACCCCTCAGAGTGGCTTCCGGTACTTGGCCGGCAGAAATCCAGAAATGGGATCACCTGCAGAACCTCATCTGTTCCGTAGCGGTCGGCACTGAGCCGGAACGGAGAGCGGCGCTCCTGAAACCCGCCGACATCTACATAATTAACCGCGAAAATGTCCAGTGGCTTATTGAGGACAGCGGCTTGCCCTTCAATTACGACACCATTGTGGTGGACGAGCTGTCTTCCTTCAAAAATTATCAGGCAAAACGCTTCCGTGCGCTGATGAAGGTACGGCCAAAGGTAACGCGCATCATCGGCCTCACCGGAACACCGTCCGCCAACGGCCTTATGGATTTGTGGGCTGAGTTTCGTCTGCTGGATATGGGCCAGCGGCTCGGGCGGTTCATCGGGCAGTACCGTACTAACTACTTCACGCCTGACAAGCGCAACGGACAGGTAGTATTCAGCTACAAGCCACTGCCCGGTGCGGAACAGCGGATATATGACAAGATCGCTGACATCACCATCTCCATGAAGTCCACCGACTACCTGCCGATGCCTGAGCTCATCAGCAGCGAATACACCGTCCGCCTTTCCGATGCAGAGCGCCGGCACTACGATGAACTCAAGCGTGACCTCGTGCTACAGCTTCCGGATGGCGATATCATAGCCGCAAACGCCGCAGCCCTCTCCAATAAACTCTGCCAGATGGCCAACGGCGCCATTTACACCGACACCGGCGGCACAATCCATATTCATGACCACAAGCTGGATGCGCTGGAGGATTTGATTGAGGCGGCAAACGGGAAACCCGTGCTGGTGGCCTACTGGTTCAAGCATGACCTCGCCAGAATCTCCGAGTGCCTGCACAAACTCCACATCCCGTTTTCCAAGCTGGACACGGCCGACAGCATCAAGCGGTGGAATGCCGGAGAGATACCTGTGGGGCTGATTCATCCTGCCTCTGCCGGACACGGACTCAATTTGCAGTCCGGCGGCTCCACACTCATCTGGTTCGGGCTGACCTGGTCGCTGGAACTCTACCAGCAGACCAATGCCCGTCTGTGGAGACAGGGCCAGACGGCGGATACCGTTGTGGTGCAGCACATCGTCACCAAAGGCACCATCGACGAGCGCATCCTAAAAGCCCTCTCGCAAAAGGACAGCACACAGGCGGCTCTCATCAACGCCGTAAAAGCGGACCTGCAAATCTAAGACAATCTATGACAATCCGTGCCAATCCGAGGGAACAAAAAATAATCGGAGGTACAGATCATGAACACACCCTATGAAAATTTGGCGAACGCGATAATTGTACAGGCCGCGAATGACTACCGCGCCGCGCTGCGCACGCTGGAGCGAAATCCAAAATACACCCCGGCGCTGCAGGACAAGTCGGAGGTGGAACGGTTTTTCCGCTCCGAATGGTACACGCTGCTGACCTCCGTCGACGGAGAAACGCTGCTTCGGATGCTGCGCGAGGAGGTGGCGTGAGATGGAGGCGAAAGAGTATCTGTCCCAGGCGTTCCGCTTGGATAACCGCATCAACAGCAAGATCGACCAAATCGCTTTGCTGAACGACCTCGCCACCAAGTGTACCTCACGCCTGACCGGGATGCCCCACAATCCCAGCCCCGGCAACTCCCAGATGGCGGACGCCATTGCGAAGATCGTGGATCTGGAAGCGGAGATCAACCGCGACATTGACACTCTGGTGGATATCAAGTGCGACCTTGTGAAGACCATCAAAGCCGTGGACGATATAGACTGTCAGCTTCTGCTGGAAGGACGCTACCTCTGCTATAAGTCCTGGGAACAGATTGCCGTGGAGATGGATTTCCGGGTGCGTCACGTTTATGAGGTACACAACGATGCTTTGAAAAAAGTAGAGGAAATCTTGTCGGCGCAGTAAAACGCACTATTTCGCACAGGGCGAATGTGGTATCATTACAATAGGAAAATTGAATCCGGAGAGCCTTCACGGGGCCAAACCCGCGAGGGCTTTCTTTATGCCCGAAAGGAGGCAGCCATGCCGCACAAACCTTTAACGCCCTGCCGCTATCCCGGCTGCCCGAAGCTGGTGCCCGGCCGCTACTGCGAGGAGCATCAGAAGCTCATTGACAAGCAGTACGAACAGTACGACCGCGATCCTGTAGAGAAGAAACGGTACGGCCGTGCGTGGAAGCGCATCCGTGACAGATACATCGCCGCCCACCCTCTCTGCGAGGAGTGCCTGAAGCGCGGCGTCTATGCCCCTGCAACCGAAGTCCATCACAGACTTCCGCTCTCTCGCGGCGGCACGCATGTCGACTCCAATCTTGAGGCGCTCTGCACACCGTGCCACTCGAAGATCACTGCCGAGATGGGCGACCGCTGGCACGATCGTTAAGGATGGGAACAAAATGCAGTTCCGCGAGGTCTGTATCACATTTTGCTACAGACCAAAACAAATACAAAAATCACGAAAACATAATCACTTCGCGCTTGACCGGTAGGGGACGTGAACCCCCACGATTACTGCTGTTTGCCATTGATAATTCCTCCTTTTGCAGAGAGAAATGATTTCAAATACAGATATTATAGCATTATCTGTCCGGTCTGTGGATGCAAACTATATTATCTGTCCGAAAACTTGATTTCCAACTCTGCGATTTGTGTGATGATTTTGATTTCACACTCTCGAATTTCAATCAATGACTGTCCAAATTTCGGGGTACGGATCAGGGGCGGTTTGAATCTCTGCGCACATATCGCCGGGGAACGGGCGTGGGGCTTCGTGTTAAAAAACGCAGTTTCAAACGGGGCAATAACCCCATTAAGTATATGAGGTGAACAATGTGGCAAAGGATGGTACTAGTCGTGGCGGCGCTCGTGTCGGTGCGGGCGCGAAAAAGAAGCCGCTCGCCGACAAAATAGCAGAGGGCAATCTCGGCGGCAGAAAGCTGACCATAATGGAGTTTTCGGATACTGCGGACCTCAAAGGTCAAGCAATGCCCGCACCAAACAAAATGCTCGAAGCGGTGCAAAAGGACGGCAAAGCACTCGTTGCGAGTGAAATCTATAAATCCACCTGGCAGTGGCTGAATAAACGTGCCTGTGCCGCTTTCGTTTCACCGCAACTGTTGGAACGCTACGCCATGAGTGTGGCACGGTGGATTCAGTGTGAGGAAGCGGTCACCGAATACGGCTTTCTGGCAAAGCATCCCACCACGGGCAATGCAATCCAAAGCCCGTATGTGGCGATGGGCCAGAACTACATGAACCAGACCAGCCGCTTGTGGTATGAGATCTTTCAGATTGTCAAGGAAAACTGCACCGGTGAGTACAGCGGAGCCAATCCGCAGGATGATGTGATGGAGCGCCTGCTCACGGCGCGGAAAGGGAAATAATATGACTACTTACAAAACAGCAGAAAGCGTATGCGCCGGGCATCCAGATAAGCTTTGTGACCTCATTGCTGATAATATTCTGGATGCCTGTCTGCGCAAAGACAAGTCCTCCCGCGTTGCCTGCGAGGTTATGGCAACCAAGGGCAAAATTATAGTTGCGGGCGAGATCACCTGCGACGGCAAAGTCGACATCCGCTGGGAGGTGCGTGAAGTCCTCCGCAAGGTCGGCTACAATCCGTGGAAGTTTACAGTTTTCGTATTCGTCCATAAACAGAGCAAGGACATCAGCGCCGGAGTGACTACTGCCCTCGAAGCCCGAAGCGGCAGTGAGGAACGCTATGCCTCCATCGGTGCGGGTGACCAAGGCACTGTCTACGGTTACGCCACCAATGAAACCCGCGAGATGCTTCCACTCCCGCTGGTGCTGGCGCACCGAATTGTTAATCGTGTGGATACCGTCCGCAAAGACAAAATTGTGAAAGGCATTCTGCCAGACGGCAAAGCGCAGGTCACGGTTGAATATGAGGACGGCAAGCCCAAACGTGTGAAAACCATCGTGGTCTCCATTCAGCACGACAAGGATAAAACGCAGGAGCAACTTTACTCCGACATTAAGCAAAATGTTCTGTGGCAGTGCTTTGAGGACTTTCCCTTTGACGATGACACCGAAATTCTCATCAATCCCTCCGGAAGATTTGTCGAGGGTGGACCCGCCGCCGATACAGGACTTACGGGCAGAAAGATAATGGTGGACACCTACGGAGGACTTGCTCTTCACGGCGGAGGTGCGTTCAGCGGTAAAGACCCCACCAAGGTCGACCGCAGCGGCGCATACATGGCGCGGTACATCGCAAAAAATATCGTATTGAGCGACTTAGCAGAAAAATGCGAGGTCGCTCTTTCTTATGCTATCGGCAAGGCTGATCCCGTGGCGGTTAATATAAACGCCTTTGGCACGAGCGCACTCACGGATGAGCAACTCCGAGACATTGTGCTATCGGTGTTCAACCTGCGTCCGGCGGCAATCATTGAAAAGCTGCGTCTTCGTAATGTCATCTACGAGGATACGGCGGTCTACGGATACTTCAATTCCTGTCTGTTCCCTTGGGAGAATTACGATATGTACAAAGGAATCAGGAAGGCGGCGGAAAAATATGCTGATAGAAAAGATTCAGACTGATAGGCTCCTCCCCGCCGATTACAATCCTCGCAAAGACCTCAAGCCGGGCGACCCGGAATACGAAAAGCTGAAACGCTCGCTTGAGGAGTTCGGTTATGTTGAGCCAGTTATATGGAATAAGAGCACTGCTCATGTTGTCGGCGGCCACCAGCGTCTGAAAGTGCTGCTTGATATGGGCATCACCGAGGTCGAGTGCGTGGTAGTCGAGATGGACGCCGAAAAGGAAAAGGCGCTCAACATCGCCCTTAACAAAATATCCGGTGATTGGGACAAAGACAAGCTGGCTCTGCTCATCGCGGATTTGCAAGGCGCGGACTTCGATGTGTCGCTGACGGGTTTTGACCCCGGTGAGATTGATGATCTGTTCAAGGATTCCCTGAAAGATGGTATCCACGACGATGATTTTGATGTGGACGCGGAACTGCAAAAGCCCACCGTCACAAAACCCGGTGATGTGTGGATACTCGGTCGGCACAGGCTGGTCTGCGGTGACAGCACAAAAGCAGACACCTTCACCATTCTCATGGACGGCAAACTCGCAAACCTTGTGGTGACAGACCCTCCTTATAATGTGAACTACGAAGGCAGTGCCGGAAAAATCAAAAACGATAATATGGGCAATGAGGCTTTCTACGATTTTCTATTTGCTGCGTTTACGAACACCGAATTGGCGATGGCGCAGGACGCTTCCATATATGTGTTTCACGCCGACACCGAAGGGCTGAACTTCCGCAAAGCTTTCTCGGACGCGGGCTTTCAGCTTTCCGGCTGTTGTATCTGGAAGAAACCATCACTGGTACTTGGGCGCTCCCCATATCAGTGGCAGCATGAGCCTGTCCTTTTCGGCTGGAAGAAAAAAGGCAAGCACAACTGGTACGCAGACCGCAAGCAGACGACCATCTGGGAGTTCGAAAAGCCAAAGAAAAATGCCGACCATCCCACCATGAAGCCGATTGCGCTGCTGGCATATCCCATTATGAACAGCAGCCTGACAAACTGTATCGTGCTCGACCCCTTCGGCGGCTCCGGCAGTACGCTGATTGCCTGCGAGCAGGCGGACAGAATCTGCTTCACTATCGAACTGGATGAAAAATACTGCGATGTTATCGTAAAGCGGTACATCGAACAAGTTGGTTCAGCAGACAAGGTTTCTGTGCAGCGTGACGGGCTGACTTACGTTTATAACGAAGTCGCCACAATCGATTAAAAAACACAATTTTCTCCTGCACGATTTGGTA